CAAATGCGTATGGAGTTAATTGCTAGAATATTTGCAGAGACTGGTGTTAAAGAATTATTTGAAAAGATTTTTGAATTAACGGTTAAATACCAAGAAGTTGAAAGAATGGTACAATTAAATAATGTTTTTGTACCAGTAAGACCAACTGAATGGAAAGATAAATATAATATTAATATTGTAGTTGGATTAGGTTCTGGTTCTAAAGAACAGCAATTAGTTATTTTAAACAGTATTCTTGAAAGACAAATTCAAGCATTTAATTTGCAAGGTGGAAAAGAATTTCCAATGGTAACGTTAAAGAATATTTATAATACGTTATCTAAAATGGTAGAAAATGCTGGTCTTAAAAATACAGAGAATTACTTTGTTAATCCAGATGTAGGTATGCAATATGTTCAACCACCGCAACCGCCAGCTTTAACTCCTATTGAAAAGATTGAATTTACTAGAATAGATTCTGAAAATAAGAGAAAACAAGCTGATTTAGAGTTACAATTTAGAGAATTGCAAATGAAAAACTCTCAAATGGTTCTTGACTTTCAATCAAAAATAAAAGAATTAGAGTTAAAATATAATACACAAATAGATTCTGCTAAACTAAAACAAGAAGCTGATTTGAATAAAATTATAGTTTCAAATCTGTCTAAAAATTTTGGTGCAGCACAGAAAGCTACGCAAGAATTTGGACAACAAATACAGGAATTAAATGCAACAACAGGATCAAACGAAACTCCAATCGGAAGTTAGTAGATCAGAAAAAGCAAGACTTGGTTTATCAAATCCAATTTTTGTAGAAGCAATAGAGAATTTAAAGAAATTGTACTCTCAAAGTCTGTTAAATACAGGCGTTAACGAAGAAGCAACTAGAGAAAAATTATGGTTAGCTTATCAAATCGTTAATAAAGTTGAACAACACTTTATTGAGATTATGGAAACTGGAAAACTTGCTAAGAAGCAATTAGAAGATTTCAGAAAATCCATAGAGGGTCAAAAATTCTAATCATCAAGTTAGAATAAGTCAACCGCATATAGCGGAACTTCAACCAAACAAGGAGACAATAATGTCAGAGTTACAAGCCAACCCTGTTAAGGGAGCTGCGTCTGATGTGCAGATAGCTGCAAAATCAATTTCTGGATTGCTTAATCCGCAAACCGGAAAAGTAAATGAAAAAAAAACTGAGGTTCAAACAACCGAAGTTAAAAAAGAACCAGAGCAAACAGCTCCAGTTCAAGAACAAAAAGACGTTACTGAAGAACCAATAACTCAGGAATCTGAAACAGATCAACCTGAGGTTCAAGCAGAAACGCAAACAGAAACCGAACAAGAGACTAGTGAAGTTTCTGAAACTGAAGTATCTGAGGAACAAACAGATGATATTCAGAAAGAACCTAATTCCACCTATACTGTAAAAGTAGCTGGTCAAGAATTAAAGGTTACCTTAGATGAATTAAAAAAAGGTTATTCCAGAGATGCTGACTACCGTAGAAAGACAGAAGAATTATCTTTTGAAAAAAAGCAATTTCAGTCTGAAACGGATCAACAAAGGCAAGACTATTCCAAACGTTTATCGGAATTAAACCAAATCTTAGCTTTTACACAACAACAATTAAATTCAGAAGAAATTAATATTGATCTGAATAAATTGTATGAAGAAAATCCAGTTGAAGCTACAAAAGTAGAACGTCAACTTCGCTTAAAAAAAGAGAAGATGATAGAAGCTGCTAGTAAGTTACAACAGGAACAACAAAGACAACTTGGTTCATATATACAAGAGCAACAAAAAATTTTAGCGGAAAAAATGCCAGAGTTTAATGATGCTCAAAAAGCTAGTACAACAAAAACAAATCTTAGAAATTTTTTAAGTTCTTATGGATTTAAAGATAATGAGATTGCACAAATCTATGACCATAGAATTGTGATGTTGGTAAATGATGCTTTAAAATATCGTAATATGAAAAATGTAAAACCTGTGTCAGCTGCGCAAGCATCTAAACCAGGTAAGTTTTTATCTTCAGGTGTGAAAAAAGATAGTGGTGATATTAACTTCCAAAAGCGTAAAGAAAAGTTGGGTCGTCTCAAAAAATCAGGCAATGTCAACGATGCGGCAAGCATCTTCTATGACATTATAACCAACAAAAAATAAAAGGAGACTAATATGGCTCAAGTATCAGGCACATATAGTAAGTACGATGCAGTTGGACTTAGAGAAGATCTTTCAGATATTATCTATAATATATCTCCAACTGATACGCCTTTCATGTCAAGCATCGCTAAAACTAAAGCGACTGCGGTTAACCATGAATGGCAATTAGACTCATTAGCAGCAGCTAGTGGTTCAAATGCTCAGATTGAAGGAGATGAAGTATCATTCTCTGCTCCGTCTAGCACAACAAGAAAAGGAAACGTTACTCAGATTGCTACAAAATCTGTTATCATTTCCGGAACGTTAGAAGCGGTTAACAAAGCTGGAAGAAATTCTGAGCTTGCATACCAAATCTCTAAAGCATCAAAAGAGCTTAAAAGAGATATGGAAACATCGCTTTGCGACAACAATGCTCAAGTTGCTGGGGATGACTCAACAGCTAGAGAACTATCAGGACTTGGCTCTTGGTTAAAGTCTAACCAAAGCGCTGGATCTAGCGGATCTGCTCCAGGAACTTCTGGAACAAATGCTAGAAGTGATGGAACTCAAAGAGCTTTCACAGAGGATCAACTAAAAACTGTTATCAAATCAGTATGGGATAACGGTGGAGACCCTTCAATGGTTATGGTTGGTTCTTTCAACAAGCAAAAACTATCTGGTTTCACAGGTGGATCTACAAGATTTGACCCAGCTGAAAACAAAAGATTAGTTGCTGCGGTTGATGTGTACGAATCTGATTTCGGTGCTTTACAAGTAACACCAAACAGATTTCAAAGAGCTAGAGATGCTTTCGTAATCACTCCAGATTTATTTGCTGTAGCTTTCTTAAGAGATTTCTCTTTAGAAGATTTAGCAAAAACTGGTGATGCTATGAAGCAATTCTTGTTAGTTGAATACACTCTTGAATCTAGAAATGAAGCTGGTTCAGGAATTGTTGCTGACTTAACAACATCATAATAAATAAATTATAGTAGGGAGTAGAAATATTCCCTACTATATTAACTTAACTTAGTTTGGTCTTTGAAGTCTAAAGACGGAACGAAGCAAACAAAGGAAAAATAAAATGAGAACATTAAACGACTACTTTTTAACTGCTAGATTAGATGACGTATCTGCTGCTAGTTCAGTTAATATTGCTGTACCTGATGATGGAAAAATTATTAAAATTATTTCTGTATTAGGTGGCGCAATCACAACAGCTAACTCTGCTGTAACAACTGCTATAAATGGAACTACTGTAACAGGTGGTGGATTTACAGTTGCTCACTCAGGATCAGCTGCTGGAGACATTGATACTGCTGAACCAACGGCAGCTAACAATGTTTCTGAGGGTCAATATATAACAATTACATCAGATGGTGGATCTTCTACGACTCAACCATTAGATATAACAGTTATTATAAGAAGATAATCATAGTGGGGATAGCAATATCCCCATTAAACTAGGAGAAAACAAATGGCAAAAAAGAAAAAAGAATTAAATTTAGATGAAAGAATTGATAGTATCATTGAATTATTAGAAGATTTAAGATACGAACAATCAAAGAAAACGGAGTGTGAGAATTGTGAATATGATGATTACACAAATATTAACGATGAAGATGAGGAGAATAAATAATGGCAGGTCATAGTACAGATCCAGCTTTTGCAGTTGTATCAAATGAAAACGTAGCTTATACAGGAACATCTGCAGCAAGTGCTGCTTTCGGTTCAGGAATACATCATATTAGAATTGTAGCAACAACAGCTGCTTATTATAAAATAGCAGGTGCGCCTACAGCAACATCTAGTGATACATATTTACCAGCTAACGTTATTGAGATTATCAGAGTAAATCCAGGTCAGAAAATTGCTTTTATACAAGTTGCTTCTAACGGAACTGCTTCTGTTAGTCAAATGTCTAAATAGTGAAAAAAGCCAAAGGCGCATTTGGTTACGTTTTTTTAAAAAAAACTAAAAAGAAAAGACCAGGTAGACATAGTAAAAGACCAAATAAAAAAGTAACTAAAAAGAAATACGCTGGTCAAGGCAGAGTATGACAAAGGTAGTTGAAAAAGAAGGTTTAATGACAACCACTTATCATCAAGAAAAAGATAAGGTTGTTATTGAAAGAAACATAGATTACAAACCTATTGTTGAACATAATAAAAAATTATATTCACAAAATAATGGTTATTCAAAATCTAAAGATTTAAAAAGAGTTGCTTCTATTCCAACTTTAGTTTTAGAAATTTGGACTAAAGAATATAATGGTGATTCAAATTGGTTTGCTTTACCATCTGATGTTCAAAAAAAAATATTAAAAAAAAAATTAAACAGTTCTGAATTTCAATTTTTCAGAACAGCACCAGGTAAATTATAATGGCTTTAAGCACATATTCAGAATTAAAAACAGCAATTGCTAATTGGTTAAACAGATCAGATTTAACTTCTGAAATATCAGATGATTTTATTGTTCTTACTGAAGCAGACTTAAATGCTAAATTAAGAATACGTCAGATGCATGACCAAACAACAATTACTATTAATGAAGAAACTGAAAACGTACCTACAGGATTTTTACAAGTAAGAGATTTTTATATTTTAAGTAATGGTCAAAAGTTTCCAATGACTTTTATTTCACCAGCTCAAATGGATTCTGTTAAAGCATCTTCAACAACTGGTGTTCCAAGCACATACACTATATTAGGTTCAACATTTAGATTTGCACCAAGACCAGATAGCACTTATACTGGTATATTAAATTTTTATAAAAAGTTCACAGCTTTATCATCTCAAAATACTTCTAATTATATTTTAACTGACCACCCTGCTGTTTATTTATATGGTAGTTTATTTCATGCTGCTAATTTCTTAGGTGGTTTTGATCCTAACCAAGTTCAACAATGGTCGCAAATGTATCAAACAGCTCTTGAAAGAATTGAATTAAATGATAGAGAAGATTCTTTTTCTGGATCTCCATTACAAATTAGATCCGATGTTACAGTCGCTTCTCCATTTACAAGAAGATACGTTACAACAATAACTGAATAATAGCTATGCAAGTACCCTTTGGTGAATGGTTACCGGATCAACCAGAACACTTGAATCCAGGTGCGAACGTTGCTAAGAATGTATATTATGCTTTACAAGGTTATAAACCATTTAAAAGTTTGGTTGCTTATAGCTCCAATACGGCTACAACAAATTCTAAGGGTGCTGGGTCATTCAGAGATAATACTAATACTGTTTTTAATTTTGTTGCAACTAAAGATACCATTTACGAATTAAGTTCAGGTTCATTTACAGAAGTAGG